CGTGGCGAGCACTGTATCCGTATCTCCTCCGGCGGTGGCGGCATGGAAGCGCCGAATGACCTCGACCGTCGCTGGCGTCGTCAAGCTGAGGTCGCCCACGATTCGGGCGCGCAGTAGCCGAGCATTGAAGAACCCGTGGGCTGGCGGGAAGATGCGCACCACTTGGCTAGCGGCCGAGGACTGGAGGCCGCCGGACGTGATCGCCGTCGCCCAGCCGGACTCGACGTTGACGCCGCCCCCGTTGCCGAACGTGTAGGTGTTCTGCACGATCGAGTTGGCGGGCATGCGGTAGTCGCGGCCGTTCGTGAGCCAGTCGTGCGTGGTGTTGTGGGTCGCCGGCACCAGGATGCCGGCGAGCTTCACGAACCCGGCCGGGACTGCCGGCTCAGTCGGCGACGCCGCCGGCGTGCCCGCCACGAGCTGCGCGGACATCTTGACTTTGCGCTTCTTGGCAAACGTCTGCGAGCTCAGGAGCCCCGTCGTGGCATCCTTGAAATCGCGAGTGACGTTGTCCGCCGCGTCCGCTGCTTCGTGCTCAAGCTTGATGCAGACGAGATCGATGCGCGGGTTCGTCGCGTCACCGATGGCCGTGGTGAAGTCGATCTCCTGCGTGTTCAGATAGTAGGTCAAGAACAGCGGATCGGTGCCATCCGGGACGCCCGCGTTCAAGCACTGCCCGATCAGGCCGCGGGCGCTCACGAGTTGCCGCGCCGAGGCACCCGGCTCGATGTAGCCTCCGCCCCCGAGCGCGAAGCATAGGGTCTCGCCAGGACGGACACCTGTGCGCTCGCCCACGCCGGCGACGCCGTTCCTGATGCGCAAGGACACAGCCAGGTCCCAGAGCTGAGCGCGCAGGTGACGCTGCAGGTTGTTCAGATCGGCGGGATCGAGTCCCTCACCGTCGAAGAACTGAACCTCTCTCACTTCGTTGGCCATGTCCTGGCCACCCTGCGTCGAGACCCTGCCGCTACGCGACCAGTCGGCGCTCGGTGTAATGCAGAATTCCTGCAGCCTTGCGCTGCCGCAGCGCCTCGTGGATGGCCAAGCGCAGAGCCTCGGTGGTCCCAAACGGTGTGATCGCGACCATCGCCGCTGGTTGACCCGGCCCGCTCATTCGGTAGCCCCGGCCGAAATAGGCGTCCTTCCGGTTGTGCAGCGCCCCGTTGACCTTCCAGGTGCCGCCGTAGGTCTCAGCGATGCCGGAGGCGTTCGTGTACTTCACGCCCGTGTTGCCCGTGAAGCCCGTGATCGTGAAGTCGCCGTTGTTGGCTCCCGAGGTCGCCCCGGCGATGGTGAGGATCTTCCCCTGCATCCACGCCGCCCACGGCGCCGCCGCGAGCGTGAGCGTCATCGTCGTTCCGACCTTGGTGAAGGCGTCGGCGCCGGCGCCCGTGCCGGTGGACTGCTGGCGGGTGAGGAACCACGCGCGATCCCTGCGCAGCTCGACCAAGCCGAAGTCGTTGGAACTCACGCCGCCGGCATCGAGCATCGCGTCGATGAGCGCGAGCAGCGCCGGCCGCGTCAGCATGTCCGTGAATGTCCGCAGGCGCTGGCGCAGCGCGGCGTCCGTTTCGGCGTTGGCGCGTGACGTGTCACGATCGCGCGCGTGCTGGCCGAGCCAATCGGGCTCCAGCCCCGTCGCGCCGACGGCCGTCAGGATCCCGCCCTGGGCTCTCCAAAAGTCGACTTGGGTCTGGACGCGCGCGAAAATCTTTACGAGAGCCCCCATTTCCTCTTCAGCGCGGGCGCGCTCGAAGAGCCAACTGGGCAGGCTGCCCCGGATCCAGTCATAGATCGCTGTCTCTTCGGCAGTGAACGGCATCTAGATGTGTCTCCACCACTCGCGGCGCACGATGAATCCGATGTTCCCCTGACTAACGCCGAAGGCGCGAGCCAGGCTCCGCTGGGACTCGCCACGCGCGGCGCGCGCGCGAATCTCGACGACCTCGTCCGCGGTCAGCCGCGCAGTGCCTACGCGCTCACCACGTGCCAGCTTCTCCGGGTGCAGGCGCGATCCGTGCCGCTCCCCGCTTGCAGTCCGGCGACGATCGATGATCCGAGCGCCGGTCGCCTGCCGTCCCTTGGCCACCATGTCGGCATGGTTGTCCGCCTGCGTGCCGAGAAAGAGGTGATCGGGCCGTACACACCGTGGGTTGTCGCACCTGTGCAAGACATCAAGTTGAGGTGGCGGCTCTATACCACGCGAGAGTTGCCAGGAGACGCGATGGGCACCTGTATCGCCCATGCCCCTGGGACCGAGGGCGATCCGGCCATAGCCACGCCGCCGTCCAGCCCGCCACTCCCAGCAGGCGTTGCCGTCGGCCTTCGTCACCTTCGGCCAGAAGCGTTCTTCAATTGCGCGCATCGTCTACTCCGCAGCCAGAGTGATGCTGCCCGCCCGGATGACCTCGTTCGCCGCCGCGCTCACGTCGGTCGAGAGCACGACGCCGAAGGTCGCGTCGACGTAGAACGTGATCCTGAAGATCCGGTCGGGGTCGACGGCGATGAGCGCGCCCTTGAGCTCGTCCAGGTAGAGCGTCTCGCCCATCGTCAGCTTGCCCATGCGGTTCGTGATCGCGGCCTGCAGCACCGTGAGGCTGGCCGCGACGTTGAGGCCCGCCTTGACCTTCAGCTTCGCGAAGACGTTCACGGTCTTCAGCACGGCCGAGTTGACTTGGACGACGGTCCCGGCCGCCCGCCAGTTCTCGAGCTCGGTCTGGACCAGGGCATTGAGCTCGGTGTTGGAGTTGCCGGTGCCATCGGCGACGAAGACGGTCACGAGCCCGGTCGCGCCCTCGCTCACCTTGGCCGAGGCCACGCCAGGCACGGTGCGCGCGCCGTACTCGAGCGCCGCGATCGTGCCGCGACGGATGGTGCTCGGGAACGTCCGCACCCGTTCGCGGTACGACTCGTCGCTCTCCGCCTCCGCTCCGCCTGCGGCGCGCGCGGTGTTGTTCACCGTGAGCGTCGAGTCCCAGAGCGTGGTGAGGATGCGGGTGATTTTGGCGATTGCGACGTTGCCCGCCGCGCCCGCCACCTTCGCGCGCGCGGAGACTGTCTTGGCGCCCGTCTCGGCCGCGCCGTAGGTGACATCCGCCAGCGTCTCGAACTGCACCTCGTTGCCGAGCGTGTCCACGAGCGTGGCGACGATGGTCCCGGTGAAGATGGTGCCCGCGCCGGCCGCAGCGGTCGCGCGGTTGAACGTGAGGGTCACCAGCGCCTTCGCCGCAGCCTGGGCGACGATGCCGTAGCGGTCGTCGCCCAGCGCGCGCAGCGCATCGCCCCTGGCCGTGTCGAGAAAGAGCTCGGCGAACCTCGCCGCGGCGTAGCCTACCGACTTGTCGGCGCCGGCAGCCGCCGCAGCCAGCAAGAGGTCAGTCACATCCCCCGGCTCAGCAAAGAGATCCGGCCGGCGCAGTTGGAGCTCCGCCCGGCCGACGGCAAATAAGTCCTCGTAGCTGGGCGAGATGGCCATGCCAGCCGAGGCTGCGCCGGGACCCTGCCGCTACGCGTACGCCGCCCGGATGAGCAGCTTCTGTATCTGCTCGATCTCCTCGCCCTGGGCCTCGACGATGGCACTCGCGAGCCCGTCGACTTCGAGATCGGTACCGTCCTTGAGCACCATCTTTGCCATCTTGATCGCCACGCGGTGGTGCTCGATCATCTCGCGGAGGAACTTCTTGTCGGCCGCGTTGAGCATCAGCGCTCCTCGGTGAACAGGAACGGCCGGAACGTGAGCGCAGTGCCCTTCACACGCACGCTCACCGCCACCTTGACCGCCGACTCGAGCACCTCGACCGCGACCTCGACGCCCTCGATGCGCCGGTCCTGGAGCAACTGCGTGCGGATGCGCGTCTTGAGCTCCTCGACCTTCGCCGACGTCTTCTCCTCCTTCACGAAGTCCTGGACGCCCACGCCGTACTCCGGCCGCGCCTTGTACTCGCCCGGTCGGGTGATGAGCCGGTGATAGATGGCCTGCCTGATGGCCTCGAGCCCGGTCACGAGCGTCCAGTCGCCGTCCGGGGAGACGTGGAAGTCGCCGTCGAAGACGACGTCCTTGCCGAGTTGGCGCGCGCGCTCGTCCGCGCTGGGCCGGAGCTGCAGGTTCGTGGAGCCGAGGATCTGGTAGCCGCTCATGGGGTCACTTCGCTTTCAGGACGCTCGTCCCAGCCGGCGCCGCAGGCGCGGCCATCGGCGTCGA